CTCTTGCAGCTTTGTATGTATATAATGAAGAAATACCTGCTGTTAGACCTCTTGGTGAGTTTCCGGAACTAAGCTAATGGAAATGGTATCACCTTACATAGTTTGGAATGTTCTTATAACTTTGGTACTTGCTCCTATCTGGTTTCAGATTAGACAAAACGCAGCAGAGTTAAAAAGACAAGACATACTTTTAAATAAGACACGTGAAGAGATAGCAAAAGAGTATGTCACTAAAAATGAGTTAAAAGATGATATGAATGCTATCATGGATAGGATAGATAAAATAGGTGAAAAGCTTGACAAACTGTTTGAAGTTAAGTAAAATATAAATGCGAAAAAAAAATTCAAAATCTCCTATCTTATCTATTCTCATAGTAACTCTACAAAAACGTAGGAAAAATAAAAATGGCAAAAAAAAGAAAAAATAAAAGAGATATGTATACAACTGCTGGTCGTGTTGATATGCGAGAGGGTGGTCGTGTGGCTAAACAAGTAGGAGGTAAAGCTCCTGTCATAGACCCTGAAACTGGGAAAGCTTTACAAAATCAACAAGTAGGTGAAGCTACTATTCCACCACAGACTACTATACCTACACCAGCTCCTACACCTGTAACAGCACCTACATTCACACCCGAACAAATTCAAAATATGACAGGAGTAAATGTTGCTGAACCACGTCTTTCTAGGTCTGAACAGATTCAAAGAAACAGAGAAACTATGGCTAATATAGGTATGGATAGAGGACCAAGAGGTGGACCAATAAGTAGACCGATAGGTCCGGTTACACCTGTATTAAAATCAACACCAGCTCCGTCACCAGCTCAAGAAACATTTGAAACAGAACGAGGAGAAAGAATAGTAAGAACTGGTGAACAAGCTGAAGCTATTGCTCGTGGTGAAATACCTGAAGGTGCTTTACCTGAAATAGAACTAGATAAAGTACCCACAAAAGGATTTGATGTTGAAACAATTCAATTAGCACAACAAAAAGGAGTTACTCCTGAATTTGTAAAACAAGCTGGAACAGAATCAGTTAAAACTTTACAAGATGTTACTACGATAACACCACCAACTGATATAACTCCTGCTACAATGACAGCAGCTCAAATAACGCAACCAGCTCAAGTACAGGCTGCTAGTGGAGCAATATCTAATCAGTCTTTAGCTCAAGCTGCTGGAGTTGCGAGAGTACCTACAATAGAAGGTGTTGATGTAACAATTCAAGAAGGAGCAGTTACTGATAGAGTAGTTGGAACATTAAGCGAAGAAGCTAAATCAATAGCAGCCATAAATGCTGGTAGTAATCTTTCAAGAATAACCAGAGCTAAAAAACAATTAGCAAACGCTGGGTTATCAGCCGAGGACATTGAAGATTTAGGTGAAGACCCTTTAATATTAGAAGATAGGTTAGCTGATTTTAGTGAAACAGAACGAGGTCTTATTGAAGGCTTACCACAAGAAGCTTTAGTGTCTAATCAACTTGATAGTTTATTAACAGGCATTGAAGAAGGACAAGTGCCAACATGGGCTAGACCGGCTGTTGCTCAAGTAGAACAGATGTTAGCTCAACGAGGTTTAGAAGCTTCAACTGTAGGTAGAGATGCTTTATTAAATACTATTATTCAAGCAGCTATGCCGATAGCTCAATCAAATGCTCAAGCTATCCAAGCAAGTGTTTCTCAACAAAAGAACATAGAAGCTCAAGAAGCTGAACGAAATGCAGCAAGAGTACAACAAACAGCACTTACAAATGCAGCTCAAGTTTTTCAATTAAACATGGCTCAGTTTAGTGCTGACCAACAAACAGCTTTATCTAATAGTAAATTTTTGCAAACTGTTAGTTTAACAGAAGCAACTAATGACCAACAAGCTATTATTCAAAATGCTGCTTTAATGTCTCAAGCAAACTTAGCAGAAGCAGACTTTTTTCAAAAATCTCAAATCCAGAATGCTCAAGCTTTCTTGCAAATGGATATTAGTAATTTAAATAATCAACAACAAGCTAATGTTTTAAAAGCACAGCAAGACCAACAAAGATTACTTAGTAATCAAGCAGCCGATAATGCAGCTAGACAATTTAACGCTACAAGTGAGAATCAAACTCAACAATTTATGGCTGGTTTAAATACACAGATTCAACAATATAATGCAACTCAAATGAATGCATCTCGACAGTTTAATATACAACAACAAAATGCTGCGGAAGCTAGAAGGGTTCAAAATGTACTTGCAGTTAACAAAGCTAATGCTGCGATTGCTAATCAAGTCAATCAGTTAAATGCTCAATTAGAGTTTAATAGAAATCAATGGAATGCTCAAAATGAACAAGCAGTTTTACAATCAAATGTTAGTTGGAGAAGACAAGCTAACTTAGCTGATACTGCTGCTCAAAACGCTATTAATCAACAAAATGCAAAAAATGCATTTCAATTATCTTCTCAAGCTCAAGCCTTTTTATGGCAAGAATTAAGAGACCAAGCAGACTATGATTTTAGATGGGCAGATAGTGAAGCAAGTAGAAAGACACAGCTATTATATGCTGCTATAAGTAATGAAAGTGATGCAGCAAAAAATTGGTCGACTAATTTAACACAAATAACAACTGTTATTGATAATTTATTCGGAGGAAGTGGATAATGGGATTTTTTTCTAAAGTTTGGAAAGGTATAAAAAATACTGTTAAAAAAGTAGCTCGTGGAGTTAAGAAAGTTGTGAAGAAAGTAGGTAAAGCTTTTGGAAAACTTGGAGTTGTAGGGCAATTAGGGTTAATGTTTTTAATGCCTTATGCTATGAATGGATTAGGAACATTCTGGAAAGGATTTGGAGGTTTTGCAAATAAACTAGCAACGTCAGGTAATGTTGCATCTTCTTTATTTGGTAAAACTTTAAGTGCTGTCCATACCGCAGGTAGCATGGTAGGAAAAGTTTATACAGGCATAACAGACACAATTAGCAATGCTGTTGATGTTGTCAGAGGAAAAGCAACCGGAGGTGATTTACTTAATTCTGTCGAATCTATTTTTAGTGGTCCAGTTGACGAAGCTAAATCTTTATTTACTGGAGAAAAATTTGAAGCTTTTAAAGAACAAGCTTTACTGGATAAAAGTAATTTAGTAAAAGAAACGCTAGCAAATGCAAAAGAAATACAAATTCCTACAATTAAAGATACTTTAAAACCAAAAACATTTGCTGATAAAGTTACTGCATCTTTAGATGTTTCTAAAATTAATGTGGATAATTTAGATGGTTTTGATGTCGGAGAGTTTTCTGAGCAACTAACAGATGCTGTTAATACTAATCAAGCTAAGAAAACTTTAGGTCAAAAAATTATGGACTATGGTTCGCAGCAAGTAGATAATGTAAAAACAGCTATTAAAGAATTTGATGTAGGAGAAGAAATTGTTGGAGGTTTAAAATCTGGAATAAAATCACGAACTGCAGCAGAAATAATAAATGCTCCAGACCCAATTTATAATCAAACAAGTATTAATTTACCGGCTTTTTTTGGAGCAGATACTCAAAATCAATCAGTATTTAATGATATAGATTTTACTATTCAGTCAACAACCGGTAATTCATGGGCTGCACAAAACTTACAAAACTATGATTATATTAGGTCTGGATTATTGGAAAATGAAACTGCTTGGTATCATAGTGGTATTCAAGCTAAAAATATAGTTTATGGTTCAGTCCCAAATAGAGATGGAATATAATATGGAAAGATTACCTTTAGAAGAATATGACCCACAAGGGTTAACAGCATTAAGTGAAATAGGTCGCCCTATACCCGGACAGTCTTTAACAAAAGACCCGAATGAAAAGTATCCGTGGGAAGGACCTACTGAGTTTACTAATTTTAAAGATGCATTAGATTATACAGTATCAGAGTTAATAGAAGAGGATGCTTACGTATCTGTTATTTCAGGTATTGGACAAGGTGTTCCAATAAGTGATGTTGTAATGCAAATAGTCTACGCAGGATTTAAAAGTGGTAAATGGAATCCAGATTTAATGCTTTTGTTAATTGAACCTTTAATGTATGTCATGATAGCTCTTTGTGAAAAGGCAGGAGTTGACTACACATTGTATTCAGGTGAAGAAGAAGACGATGACAATGAAGAAATAAATACTTCAAACACTGAATTAGAACAACTTAAAGAACTAACAAAAACTAAAATACCAGATAAAACAAGCATAGATAGCAGAGCTATACCGGCTTCAATAGTACAACAAATAGAAGATTTAGAAATACCTACTGGATTATTAAGTAAGCCAGAGCAACCTATGCAACCTGAAGCTCCACAAGAAGCTTCCAATTTATTAGATAGACAGGAGTAAAGATGTCAAGATATGATGCAAAATCCGTTGAGTTTGGAGAAGAACTAAAAAGAGAAAGAGAAGAACAAACTCGCCAACGTATTAAAGATGAAGAAAGTTTTGCTAAAAAAATAGCAGGAACTTCATTTGTTGTTAAAGGTTTTAATAGTGTTCTTAATGATAGAATGGCAAGATTTAATTCATCATTAGCTGATGAAAAAGCTTATCTAACCACACAACAAGGACTATCAACAAAGTTTTTACAAACTCATAATACAAATGTAGTTGATAAAAATTTATCAGTAAAAGATTATTTAGACCAAATTAATAAAAATTCTTTTAGAGATATTGTAGAAAATAATACAAAAGGTATTAAACAACAAAGAATGATAAATGGAACAGTTCAAGATGTAGTTGTTAAAGATATACCTCAAACTGCTATTGCTGATTTAAAAGATTTTAAAGGTCCAGATGGTAAAACATATGCTTCTTATGAAGCCATGTTGGATGAACAAGTTGCAGCATATAATAAAGTTTTACTTCAAGCTAAGTCTGTGCCCAGCGAAGGTAAAATTGATGAATATTTAAAATTATATGCAGAGCAAGAAATGCCAAAAAATATTTTTAGTTTTTTAACTAGAAATGTTAAACGTTTAGCGAAAGGAGAAACAGCAGAATCTTTACAAGACAAACTTAATAAAAGCACAGAAGAAAATTTAAAAAGTCCTTTCTTTGCTAAATATTCTGCGTTTGGTGCAGAATTAGATGCATATAACACACAGTTTAAAAATAAATTTTATGATGATATTAAAAACCAAAGTAAAGGTAAATTTGATGATGCAAGACGTATTATAGACAAACAAGAAGTAACATTTAAATATCAAAATGTTACTGCACTAGACCCAGACAATCCAAATATTAAAACAACAAAAGTGGTTGCTGTTCCTGAAATTAAAACTACCTATGCAGATGGTAAAATTGAAACAGATAAAGCTGCACTAAAAGCTCCTATAGAAATTACCTCTGGTGAAGACATTATGGTTTTATTTAATGCTCCTATACAAAACAGTATTAATGATTTGTTATCTGATGTAGGTAGGAAAGCATGGTTTGATTATACAAATAAAAATAAAAAAGCAGTGGCTCTTAATGTGATGGGTGCATTAAGTGATTTTTCACAGACAGACAATAAAAATGAATTTTTTAAACCTGATTTAGATATTAATGTAGTTTATGAAAAATTAGCTAATTCTGGTGAATTTTTAAACATGATAAGCAACTACTCGACTCAACTTAATCGAACTGATTATGCTAGTGATGAGGATTATTTGAAAGCAGTAAACCAAAGAAAAGAAGATGCAAAAAATCAGTTAGGTGAGTTTTTTGAGCTAATGAGAGATGGATTAACTACAATTTTAGAAAATCAAGGACAACTAAGAAGTATTAACCCAACACCATAAATATGAAAGAAAAACAAAAGAAAGGCGATAATTTATACAGTAGAATTGTAAATGCTGCTATGAAAAATAGTCCTTTGTTTACGTCTATAAAAGCTTTAGATAAGTTAGATAATAATATAGTAGAACAAACTCAAAGAACAATAGGGGGTGCTTCTAGTGATATTGCTCAAGAAACTTTACAACTAGGTAATTTTTTAGCTGATAAAGCTAATCTGTATGAGTTAGATGATGACTTACATGAACGACAACAAGAAACACTAGCGAATATTTTAAGTAATGTATATGGGGAAGAAAGCCTTGAACGAGTTAAACGAGGTGGACGAGAGATTGTTAAAGTAAAAGAACCAGAGTATTTTGGCGGGTCTTTTGTTAGAGACATTGGTTCAATTATTGGTAGTGTTGTTGTTGGTACAAAAGGTGTAGATAAACTTGGCAGATTAGCTATGAAAACTAATGCTGGAAAAGAAGTAGCTAATAATATTGCTAAAAGTAAAATAAAAACTGCTACTGCTAAAACTGCTAAAGTAGCTACGGGAGCAACTATTGGGGAACAAGTTTCTATTAATCCTTACGAAGCTAGACTTGCTAATTTTATAGGTGAAATGATAGAAGATGATGACACCAAAATGGCAGAGCTATTACAATTTTTAGAAGCAGATGATACTAAAACAGAAGGAGAAGCACGATTAGGTTTATTAGTTGAAGGTATGGCTTTTACATTAGGTTTACCTGCTGCTTTTTTTGGCGGTAAAGCTGTCAAGGAAGCATTCAAAGATAGTAAAGTTGCTATGAAAACCTTTGAAAAGTTAAGGGCTGATGTCCAAGCAGGTAAATTAGATATAAATGTTTTTAAAGATGCTATTAATGCTGCCAGAAGTAAATATAAAAGTATGCAACTTGATGATATATCTGGAACAAAATTACGTTCTTTCCCATCTGGGATGGGTGAGGGACTCCAAAGTGTTAAAGAAAAAGCAGGAGAAGTTATAAGTGCTGGTGCAAAAACTTTTAGGTCTATTAAAGATGAATTAGCAGAAAGAGAACGTGCTCCTAATGTAGAAAAAGGCAAAGTAAAAAAACAATTAGATATTCAAGAATCAGATGAAGACATTAGTAAATTATGGCAATTTAGTAGTAACAAATTAAAAAGAGCTGTAGCTACTTTTGGAACAAAATTTACGGGTATAGGTTTCCAAGAATTATTTAAAACACGTGGATATATGACACCTAAAATGTTTGCTATCTTTAATAAAAGTCAAGAAGCAAAAAATGCATGGGTTGATGCTACAGAAACTTTTGTTCAACGATTAGATTATAAAACTAAACAAATAACAAAACAATATAAAAAATATGGAAATGTTAATACCTTAAAAAATAATATTGATGCGGTGCTCCGACAAGCAAATCCAGATTTAGTTAATTCATTAAGATTACGAACTGAACCAGACAGGTTTGCTGGTAGAAATTATAAAATTAGTTTTTATAAAGCCCTTCAAGAAAAAGTTGCAGCCAATAAAGGGATTGTAGATGATTATGAAAGTTTTAAAAACCAAGCTCCGCCAGTTAAAGAAGCAGATGATTTATTAAAAGCATTTGATAAATTACCTAAAGCATTAAGAGATGACGTTGGAGAAATTAGATTGCTAATGGATGATTTTAGTGAATTATTTTTACAACTTCCAAATAGTCAAATTTCTAAAGAGCTTAAAGAAAGTATTAGTAATAATTTAGGTTCATATGTTCATAGAAGTTTTCAAGCATTTGAAACTACGGATTTTGCTAAAAAATCTTTAATAAACTATGAAAGATATTTACAAGGTAAAAAAATTAAATACACTGAGGGGGCTGCTTTTTATGATGACTTTGATGCAGCAACTAAATATTTTGTTGGTCTTAAGCAAGGACAAAGAAAATATAAAAATTCTAGCGAAGCTGTAATTTTACGAGATGTTCATAATGAAATGAGAACATTTTATACAGACATAGCAAACCAAACCAAAGGTGCTGATAATTATTTTGCTAGAATGAATGGTTTTTTCGGTACTAATAGAAGTATATTAAAAAGAAAAAATGATATAGATGACCCCATATTAGGTTTATTAGGTGAAATAAAAGACCCGTCTGCAAATATTATTAAAACAGTTACTAACTTATCTAATTTTATAGAAGATACTAGATTTGCAAACGAAGTTTATTCTATGTTAAAAGGTAGAATTGCTAGAAAACAAATACCAGAAGGCGGAGATAGTAGATTAGGAGGTCGTATTTTTACTGAGTCTTTTTTTGATACTAAAACTGGTATTAATTACAATACTCAAATTAAAGGTCCTCAATATGGAGCATTAAATGGTAAATTTGTAACCGAAGAAATGGCTATGATGTTAGGACAAAGACAAGGTATTACTAATTATTTAATGCAGAGTGATTCATATAAATTCTTTTTACAATTAAAAGGTTATGCTCAAGCATCTAAAACTGTTTTAAATCATATTACTCATTTACGAAATACTGTAGGTGGAGCTATCTTTACTTTAGCTAATGGTAATAATCCATTTAAAGGAGGTACAAATGCATATAGTGCTATTGTTAATAGACGATTTAACAAACTAGGTAAACAAGAAAGGTTAGATTATTACAATGAATTAATATCAAAAGGAGTGGTGCAGAGTGGAGTAAAGTTTGGAGAACTTGAACAGTTATTAAAAGAAGCCGGAGCAGCTAGAACTCGTAATACTATGTTTGATTTTATAACTAGAAAAGCACCTATGACTAAAGGATTTTTAGATAACGTAGCTAAAAAAACAAATAAAACTATTGATAATATTCAAAATGCATATATTGCTGAAGATGACTTTTTTAAAATTGTAGCTTATGAACAAGAACTAGATAGTCTTCTGAAAGCTGCTAAAAAATCTACTTTTAAAAGAGGTGGTAAAAAATATACTTATGATGAATTTAGAGATATAAATCCAGATTACATAAATACTTTAAAAGACGAAGCAGCAAATATTGTTAAAATGACAATGCCTACATATAATCTCGTGCCTACCGGTATTAAACAATTAAGACAATTACCTATTGGTAACTTCTTTTCCTTCCCAGCAGAAATGGTTAGAACGTCTATAAACATGGCAAAAATAGGCTCTAAAGAATTATTTTTAAGTGGTAATACTGTTACTAGAGCACGAGGAGCAAGAAGATTAGGAGGTCTAATGGCAGTAGCTGGTCTTGGTTCAGAAGCTACAAGTCGAATGACAAAAATGTGGCATGGAATTTCAGACGAAGAAGAACAGGCTTTAAGAGATTTAAACCCTTATGATTATTCTAAAAATTCTCAGTTTATTTATTTTAGAGATAAAAATGGAAATTTATATAAAAATGATTTTAGTTTTATAGACCCTTACGATGCATTAAAAAGACCCATAAGAACAGCTCTTTTTGAATTTGCTCATGGTAAACAAACAGAGGAAGATTTAGATAAATTATTATTACAAGCAGGTAAAGATGGCATTCAAGAATTTTTTAGACCTTTTGTTGGTGAAGCATTATTAACTGAAACTTTAACAAGTTTATACAGAGGAAGAAGTCCAGAGGGTTATCCTATTGAAGGTTGGGATAATGCTAATGTAGCAGAAAAAACAGTTATTGCTATGCGAGAGTTATATTCTACATTCTTACCGGGAGCATTTAGAGAAATTCCTAAACTTGCAAAATCTTTTGATGATACTTATGAGACATCAGGTTATGCAGATATCTTAGAAGATATTACAGCCGGTAAAACTGGCGAAAAAACATACAGCCCTACTGGACAAATTATTGCTAATTTAACTGGATTTAGGTTTGAAAAAGTTGATATTGAATTAGACTTAAAAAGAAAAGCTAGAATTTATTTACGTGAGTTTGATGATTCCCGAAAACTTTTAAACGAACAATTCGGTAGTAAAAGAAAAGATGGTAATGATGTTTTAGCAGGAGTAACCTCGGCAAACGCTAAACATTATTATGCTTATAAAGATTTACAATTAGCTTTTTATGCAGCCGATAGATTAGGAATGAATCCAGTGGTACGAGATAAGATTTTAAAAGAAGCAAAAATATCTTTAAAAACTAGGCAAAAATTAGGAATGAATAGATATCAATCTATTATGCCTACAGAAAAACAATTAAAAGATTTTATAACAAAAAATAATACTAAACCTATGAATAGTTATATGTTAAAAGGTTATTTAGCCAGATACAGTAATGTATACGATAGAATACCAATGGTTGATATTCGTTTTTCGGGTGAAGAAGATACTATAGATTCAGAATTTGACAAGATGACAACAAGAAAAGATATTGAATTTATAAGAAAACCAGAAAAAACAGCTATAAAAGGTCTTTATTCAAGCCGACCAGATGCTATTGATGTTGAAGAAATTAAAAAGAATTTAGCAACTGGAGGTTTAATAGAAGGACCTGACGTAGTTCCTAATACAAAAGAAAACCCAGCAGAAAGAATTAATCCATTTACTAACGAACCATACGTTGAAAATGAAGATACAGATAGGGTTGAACTGTATTTAGGTGGAACAGTAACAATGGATAATGCTGACCTTCCATCTGATTTTAGTGATAAATTTTTAGAAGAAGAACAACAAATTTTAGATGACATGGGAGAGTCTCCATTTAAAAAATGAATATCGAACAATGTAAGGCAGAAATAAAAAGACACGAAGGCGAAGTCTTAGAAGTTTATGAAGATAGTTTAGGTTATAAAACTCTAGGAGTTGGTCATCTGTGTCAACCTCAAGACCCAGAATATAACTGTGCTATAGGTACTCCTGTTTCTCAAGAGGTCGTTGATATGTATTTTGAATATGACTTCGACAAACATTTACAAGAAACAATTCATGTTTTTGGTAGCGAGGAAGCATTTTATAATTTACCTGAACCGATACAGCACGTCTTAGTAAACATGTGTTTTAATTTAGGTGGTACAAGACTTTCTAAGTTTCGCAATATGTTAAGAGCTTGTTGGGAGCATAATTGGGAAGAAATGGCTAGACAAATGCAAGACAGCAGGTGGTTTTATCAAGTAGGTAGACGTAGCTTAGAACTACAAAAAGTGGTATTAGAGCAACTCTAATGCTTCTCTATACAGAAAAACAGTTAGAAAAAGCATACCGAATAGACTGTAAAGCTAGAACTAAAACAGGTGAAGCTTGGATTACTCTTGAAGAATTTAGACCTTTGTATGAAGATTTATTAGAGCATTTTATGAATGCTTACAATGCTGATGACATATTAGCAGCAAACTTACCAGAATATTTAATTGATTCAGTCAACGAATTACTTGAAACAACCATAACTTTAGATAAATAATATGTTTCCGTTTGAAATCATAACGATGTTAGGCTCTACTTTAATTAGTAGTTTACTAAGTCTGTGGTCTCAACGTATGAAAGCTAAACAAGACGAACAGAAAATGTTAATAACTCGTGGTGAGTTTCAATTAAAAGCTGTTGATGCTGCTAGAAACGTAGAAAATACAGGGTTTCAGTGGACCAGACGTATCATAGCTTTGTCATCAATATTTGCCATAGTAATACTACCAAAATTAGTAGCAGTTTATTATCCAGATGTTGATGTAACAGTTGGCTATACTGTATTTAATCCGGGATTTTTATTCTTTACGGATGGTAGAGAAGTATTTGAATGGATAACTTTTAAAGGTTTAGTAATAACACAATTAGATACCAACCTCGTATCAGCTATTATTGGTATGTACTTTGGTGGTAGCTTAGTAAAAAAATAGGATATAAAAATGAGTAATGGAGGATACCCACCACCGGGTAGATTTGGTGGCGATATGGACAGAAATGAGGTTGAAATTGACCTTAATAAATTTATGGCTTTACTACAAGAAAAGTCAGAGTTAAAAGATAGGATAAGAGAGTTAGAAGATGAAAAGAATGACAACCCTTATCAAAAACTTATCTTTATTGCTCAAGCTGTAGATAGCTGGAGAATAATACCTAGGGCTTTTTTAAGTATCTACATGTATCTTTTATACTATGTAACCTTTTGGTTTATGGATTTACAGGACCCTACGATGCAACAATCAGGACTTATATCAGTGGTAGTTGGTGCTGGTGCTGCATGGTTTGGATTATATACTAACAGTTCGAAAAAACCCGGAGGAGAAAAGAAATGACAAGAAGGTCGTTAAATCAAGACTTTTTTTTACCATTAATATTAATTAGTTTGTTTGGTATTTCATTTGCATTACATGCAGAACCAACAGGAAACTGTACGTCTGGAACGCAATATTGTGAAGATAATGGTCTAACTACCATAAATACAACTGTTACGACAAACACAAATACTAATAATAATACCAACAACAATACCAATACTAACACTAATACTAATACTAATACAAACGTAAATACTTCAACTAATAATAATAATAATGTTAATACTTCAAGTAATACCAATGTAAATACTTCAACATCCTCTAGTACATCTACAAATAATAATACTAATACAAATATAAATACTTCAACATCTACATCAAACTCTACTGTAAACTCTACAGTAAATCAAAATGTAAATAATACAAGTAATTCTACAAGTAATAATACTAATACAAATACTAATACAAACATTAATCAATCAACCTCAGATTCAAATGTTACAACTGACAATACAAATACTAATATAAATAATACTAAATCTGATAATACTAACAGAAATATTAATGAATCTAACTCTACCCAAACAATTAATCAGAATGTCAAAAGCAAAGCACCTCCTGCTTCTGCTATTGCCCCGTCTATAATGTCTTATTCACAAGACTTATGTACTGTAGGACGTTCTGGTGCATTTCAAGGGCAAGTATTTGGGTTCTCTACAGGAGCAACTGTGACTGACGAGAACTGTGAACGCTTAAAACTTTCGAAGTATCTATATGATACCGGTATGAAAGTCGCTTCAGTATCTATACTTTGTCAAGACCCAAGAGTATTTAAAGCTATGGAAATGGCTGGTACTCCTTGCCCTTACCGAGGTAAAATAGGTAAAGAAGCAACAATAGCTTGGGAACAAAACAAATCTAAAAGACCTGATGCTAAAGAGCAAGAAAAACTTTTTATACAGCAATGCACACATGACAGAAACCCTAACAGAGATAAA